CAATAATTTACCAAATCTAACTTCAGAAGAACGTGATGGTTTGATTAGACGATGGGCATATGATGATAAGTCTTTTAGATTAAATACTAAAAATATTAAAGATCCAGAAACATTAAGTCGTGTGACAGATATTGATAAACAAGATATGACTAAATTAAATAAAGCTAATATTGCAAAATTTGAAGATATATTTTTGGAACTTGGAGCAGAAGTTTTAAGTAATGCATCTGAATTCTTGTCTGCAAATCCATCAGATACAGTTAAAGATCTACGTAAACAAATAGCTGATACTGTGCGTGATTTAAAAAATAGTGATGATCTCACAACATTAGAAAAAATGAAAACTCAATTGAAGCGTATTGAAGCTGCAGGAGGATTTGAAAAATTAGTACCTACTGAAGGTATAGTATTTGTTTATAAAGGAAAAACTTATAAATTAACTGGATTGTTTGCACCTGTCAATCAATTATTAGGTTTGACAAGGTATTCAAGATAACGTTATATTTATACTAAAAAAAACGGAGCATTTTAATGAATCGAAAAGAGAAAATTTTACGTCAAGAAATCAGACGTATTGTTCGTGCAACATTAAATGAAGGTCAGTACGATAAAAAAACTGATGAGAATTTAGGTCGCGCTACAAAAACTACAACTAGTCGTTTGGATAGATTAGTTGATACGCCATATATGAAAGCTTTAGAAAAATCATTACAAGTAGGATCATCGCAGCAAAAAGCAGCAGCTATGTTAATGATAGTTCAAAAACTCATAGGCAATGATTCTCAAGCTGTTAATAAACTAAAGCAGAGATTACAAATGAAATCAATTCGTCAATCTGTTATGAATATGCCACAAACAGAAGTTGTCAAGGAACAGGAAGATGGCGGAGAGCTGACAGGAGCATTAGCTACACGTAAAGAAAAAATGGAAAAGACACTAGCTTATAGGATGTTATTAAAAGCATTGGAAGGCAGACCTGCAACTCAACAAGTTGATTATGTATTCGATTTGTTAAATGCATTACCATTAGATGATTCTGCAAAACAAAGAATACGTATGAAGTTCAGACAAGAATTCAAAGTATAACATGTCTAAAAAGTTACAAAACGTAAAAGCAGTACGCGACTTACTTGCTGGTAAGCATAAAACGCAAACTAGAAAAACATTTACCTTTTCTAAAGGTCCTGAAAAGGACTTGGATGTAGTTGAGACATTTGAAGATGGTTCTCCAAAAGTATGGTATGAAACAGATGCTAAAGGAACTAGACATAAATGGACTCAGAAAGAAGGGTATCGTATAAAGGAAGCAGCTAATTCATTATTATCATCTATCAAGGACATTTTAACAGCTCCGGATGATTGTCCCGAATGTGGTGAATATATGAAAGGTGCTGAAAAGCAGTTGAATCTCAAGTTTTATTTTAGTCGTAAAAAATGTTTTTCATGTGTACTAAAAGAAGAACGTAAAGTACGACAACAAGGTAAAGACGCTTGGGAAGAATATCAGCGTAAGATAATGTCAGAAAATGCGGAAGCATGGTTCAAAGATTGTGATATTGAAGTAGATATTCTTAAAAATCAGGTAAAAGAAGCATATTGGCACAACGCAGATGGCAGATCAGATGATATTGATATAACACAGTTTGTTGAGCGTATGCAAAAAGATTATAATGAGTTGAAAGAAAATATCAGAAAAAATTTAGCAGAACCTAGCAATGAAAAAACTGAAAGCAATAGTTGATGAAATAATCAACGAACAATTATTATCAGAAGAAGATATTGAAGCGGCTGCTGCAGAGGCAGAAGATGAGCTCGACGATCTGGCTAAAGATTTTACAAGAATCGATCTAGAGGCCGATGAATTACAAACTGAAGCATTAGGTGCACTGACCTTAGCCGGCGTAGCTTTATCATTAGGTATGATTGTTAAAATAGTTGGCAAATTCATAAACCTGTTAGGTAAAATACCTGGACTAAAATTTTTATCGGGTGAAAAATTAGTTGCTATTGGTGAAAAATATCATCATATAATTGTCGGCGCTATAGAAAAGGCTATTATGAAAGCAGGTGTCAAAGACAAAAAGAAGGCACATAAAGTTGCTGAATTAATACATACATTGATTGTCGCAGCATTATTGCTACAAGGAGGCTCAGCAGCATTAAGCTACCTTGCAAAAGGTAAATTAAAAATGGTAGGTATCAAAACAGCGTTGAACGCAGTGAAGACAGGTGAGATAGGAGAATATATACAGAAAGTGATTCAATCAGTCGAAGAAGCCGGAGCAGATCTAATTTAGGATTGAAAAATGTTATGTCAGAAAAGAAATCTCTTAAACAGATAATACGTGATGAGTTCAAGAAATCGGCTACAGATCCGGTTCATTTTATGCGTAAGTATTGTGTGATTCAGCATCCTACCAAAGGGAAGATGTATTTTAATTTATATCCATTTCAGCAAGATACTCTTAACAATTTCAATGAGAATCGCTATAACATTATATTGAAATCTAGACAATTAGGTATATCAACTTTATCTGCAGGATTTATTCTTTGGAACATGTTATTTAAATCAGACTTCAATGTGTTGGTCATTGCAACTACTCAGGAGGTAGCAAAGAACTTGGTTACAAAGATTAGAGTGATGCATGAGAATTTACCAACTTGGATGAAAGGTACAACAGACGAAGATAATAAACTTTCACTAAGATTACGAAATGGTTCTCAGGTAAAAGCTGTCTCATCTACAGGTACTGCGGGTAGATCAGAAGCTTTATCCTTATTAGTTATAGACGAAGCAGCATTTATCCGAAATATTGGCGAAATATGGGCATCAGCTCAACAAACACTTTCAACGGGAGGAGGATGTATAGCATTATCTACTCCTAATGGTACTGGTAACTGGTTTCATAAAACATGGGTAGATGCAGAAGCTGATGGTGAGTTCAATCCAATTAAACTGCATTGGACAGCACATCCGGAACGTAATGATGAATGGCGCCGTCAACAAACATCACTACTAGGAGAAAAAATGGCAGCACAAGAATGTGATTGTGATTTTATATCGTCCGGACATACTGTAATAGATGGCCCAATACTTCAATGGTATGATCAGACATATATAAAAGACCCAGTCGAAAAACGAGGTTTTGATAGTAACTATTGGGTTTGGGATTATCCTAATTATTCTACTAATTATGTGGTAGTCGCTGACGTTGCACGAGGTGACGGAGCAGATTACTCTGCATTTCATGTTCTTGATATTGATAATGTCAAACAGGTTGCAGAATATAAAGGCAAGATTGGCACTACGGAATATGGCAATATGTTGGTTACAGTTGCTACAGAATGGAATAATGCGCTTCTGGTAATTGAGAATGCTAATATTGGATGGGCAGTAATACAAGTTGCCATTGACAAAAATTATCCTAATCTTTATTATTCATATAAACAAGACGCATATGTAGATGAAGATGTACATTTGCGCAAAGGATATGATTTAAAGAATAAAGCGCAGAAGGTACCAGGATTTTCTACCACATCAAAAACTAGACCATTGTTAATTTCAAAACTAGAAACATATTTTAGAGAGAAATCACCGGTAGTACATAGTCGAAGATTGATAGATGAACTTCTAGTATTCATCTGGAACGGTTCCAGAGCAGAGGCTCAGAGAGGCTATAATGATGATCTTGTAATGGCATTTGGTATTGCATTATGGGTAAGAGATACGGCAATGCGTTTGTATCAACAAGGTATTGATCTTTCTAGAAAATCACTTAATCACTTCGGCAAATCATCCGGAGTATATACATCTACAAAAGATGTTCAGAAAAGTTGGCATTGGGAATCCGGAGACAAGGATAATAACGATCTAACTTGGTTAATTTAATATTTATATAATAAAAATACAATCATGGCTGATAAATCATTACGTGCAAGACTAAATCGTCTATTTTCTACCAATGTCGTAGTACGAAGAATATCTAAGAACAGATTAAAAGCAGTTGATACAAATAGGCTACAGTCTCATGGTAATTTATCAAACAAGAAATATGTTGATAGATTTTCAGGTTTGCATAGAGGATTACCTGGATTTGCAACTTCTACTTATAATCAAAATGCTAATTATCATGTTTCAAAAATTGAAATGTTTACTGATTATGAGGCAATGGACATGGACCCAATAATAGCTTCTGCATTAGACATATATTCAGATGAATCAACAACAAAGGATGCAGATGGAGATGTCTTGACTATTAAAACATCAAATCCTGAAATACAAAAAATTCTTTACAACTTGTTTTTTGACATAATGAATGTAGAATATAATCTATGGCCATGGATACGAAATGCATGTAAATATGGAGACTTTTATCTACATTTAGATATAGAAGAAGAAATTGGAATTGCATATGAAATACGAAGAGAGGAAGGTTTTGATCCTGATAATCCATTTGCTTATAGGTTTATATTAGAAGCACAGAACACGTATAATCAAAGTGTTACTACTCAAGGCGCTTTTAGTCATTTCGAATCTTGGCAGATTGCTCACTTTAGATTAATGTCTGATACAAATTTTCTTCCATATGGTAAATCAATGATAGAACCTGCTAGAAAAATATTCAAACAGTTAACATTAATGGAAGATGCTATGTTAATTCATAGGATAATGAGAGCACCGGAGCGTAGAATATTTAAAATTGATGTAGGTAACATACCACCAAATGAAGTAGATAATCATATTCAATCA